ACGAATTCCTTGAGTCTGACGCCGAGCATCTTTTGATGATCGACTCGGACATGACGTTCAATGCCGACGCCATCGTTCGTCTCTTGGCATGGAGTCAAACCAAGCCTATCGTGGCAGGTGTAGGAGCCGCTCGCAAGAAGGAGAAGGTCTACTTCTCTTCGCTCGATCAAGACGAAAACGGCAACATCTTTATGGACAAGATGGGGCTGGTCAAGGTTAAGCGCGTAGGCACAGGCTTCATGATGATCCAGCGCAAAGTCTTTGAGACCTTGCGTGACGCGCACCCCGAATGGAAGTACATGGATCAGAACACCAACAAGGTGCTTCAGTCCTTCTTTGATTTCCAATCTACCCCGGACGGCTATATTGGCGAGGACTATGTCTTCTGCGACCGCGCTCATCAGCACGGTTTTACCGCTTGGGTAGACCCGACCATCAAGCTAGGTCACATGGGTGTCCATGAGTTTGAGGGCGCATTTGGTGAGGACTTCTTGTATCCGCTGTTAAAGCCGATGGAAGAGGAAAGGCAGGTTGTCAATGGTTAAGCCTGTCAAGAAATCGGCAATGCAATGCAACTCGCCTCGGGCTACCCCGACCCACCCCAAGAAGTCGCACATTGTGAAGGCTTGCGAGGGCGGCAAAGAGCGCGTCATTCGGTTTGGTCAGCAAGGCAAAAAGGTAGGCACAGTATCTGGAACGGCAGGAAAGCCCAAGACGGGCGAGTCGGAGCGTATGAAAGCAAAGCGTAAATCGTTTAAAGCGCGTCACAAAGCCAACATTTCAAAAGGAAAAATGAGCGCGGCGTATTGGGCTGATAAGGTGAAGTGGTAATGGAGATGATGATATGGAACGTGATCCTAACAGCCATCGTTGCCTTACTGGGATTCGTAGTGAAAGAAAAGTTCGCTGAATTGAACAGGCTTGGCATCCTGCTCAATAAGACCCGAGAGGAGGTGGCTCGTGATCACATTACTCGCGCAGAAGTTCATCGCGACATGGAAAAAATTATGGAGCGGTTTGACGCTGGCATTTCTCGTTTGGAGGCAAAAATTGACGATCTCCGAAAAGAGCAAAAGGGGCGACCATGAAGCTAATTGAGCAACTTCAAAAAGCAACCCAACAAGCTGTTGGCGAATCTGGACTTGAGTATGACTACGACCCTGAGTCTCAGAAATACACGCAAAAGATGAAGAAGGGCGGCAAAGTTAAAGCCAGTGGATATGTAAGGTCTGCGGATGGCGTTGCCCAGCGTGGCAAAACTAAAGGACGATTCGTATGAAAGACAAAGTTAGAACCGTCATGAAAGAGTTTAAGTCGGGGGATTTGAAATCATCTTCCGGTAAGAAGGTCACCAACCCGAAGCAAGCAATTGCGATTGCGTTGAGTGAGGCTGGCAAATCCAAACCAATGAAGGAAGGTGGTCACATGAAAGAGTCAAAAGAAATGATGAAGAAGGAAGTGTCATTCATGAAAAAGAAAGGCGCTCCTAAGTCGATGATCAAACATGAGATGAAAGAAGCCGGTATGAAGCATGGCGGCAAAGTCAAGAAGATGGCGGGTGGCGGTTTGGCTCCCGGTCACAAGTCTGCTGACGGTGTAGCCAAGAAAGGCAAGACCGACACCAAACAGGTTGTCATGAAAAAAGGCGGCGCTGTTAAAAAGATGCGTTACGGCGGTAAGTGCTAATAGGGGATTCCCATGAAAAGGAAAAAGGTCAAACGATTTAATGAAGGCGGCTTGCCTAATCGCAGAACGCGAGAGCTGCTTGAGTCAGATGAGGAATTAAATCCTGACGTAACGGAGCGTTTGCGCCGTGCCTCTTCAGGCTCAAACATCAAAAGGATGGACGGAGAAGGCGGTTACACCTCGCCAAGAAAAATCTCATTTGGTGAGGAGTTTGCTGCTGCCCGTCGATCTGGCAAGAAGACTTTTGAGTTTGACGGCAAGAAATTCTCTACCGAGTTGCGCTCCGAGAACAAGGGTGGCGGCTCCAAGGTAACGTCAGAGCCTCCTGTCATCGTCAAGAAGGAAGACCTTGGCAGTCAGGACTTTTCTCCTAGAGTCTCCGAGCGGTCTGATGGCGCTTCCGGCGCTGCCATTCCTATTGCATTGGGTGGCGCGGGTGCTACGGCAGCGTTAGCCAAAATGATGATGGGCAAGCCATCTTCCACTTCGGCGCGTACTGAGCCTACATTGAGCGCAAAAGGTTCGACAAGAGGAATGCCGGGAGGAAGCCTGAGAGACCCTTACGCCATGAACTTGGGCGCAGACCTTGACCCAAGAACCACATTGCGTATGAATCCGCGCATGGGCATTGATAGCCAAGGCGTTGAGTTCAAGAAGGGCGGCAAGGTCAAAAAGATGGCGTCTGGCGGCAAGGTTTCCTCAGCGTCTAAACGCGCTGATGGTTGCGCTATTCGCGGCAAGACCAAAGGGAGGATGGTGTAATGGCAATTGGGACAAGTGAAGGCACTGATCCAAAGTCTGCCGAGCGCAATTTGCGTTTGGAGTTTGAGAACTTAAAGAAAGACGAATTCGTTAAGAAAGAATTCGAACCACTTCCCGGCAAAGGCAAGACTGAAAAGGTCGGAGAGAGCGCAAAACCACTGCCCGGAAAGGGCAAGGTTGAAAAGATCGGTGAGGGTATGAAGAAGTACAAGCATGGTGGCGGCGTGTCTTCTGCCTCTGCTCGTGCTGATGGTATAGCCCAGCGTGGTAAGACGAAGGGTCGAATCCTATGATGCCAAGCCGTGGTATGGGTGCAATGAACCCGAAGAAGATCAGGTCGATTAAAAAGCGGGACGGCAACGAGCCGGTCAAGCTGTTTAAACAAGGCGGCGAGAGCAAAGTAAATCAGGCTGGCAACTACACCAAGCCCGGAATGCGTAAAGCCTTGTTCAACCAGATCAAAGGTTCAGCAACCCAAGGCACGGCAGCAGGGCAGTGGAGCGCCCGTAAGGCGCAGCTATTGGCTAAGAAGTACAAAGAGAAGGGCGGGGGCTACAAAGGATGAAAGCCCCGCAACAAAGCCTGAAGGCATGGACGGAACAGAAATGGCGCACAAAGTCAGGCAAGCCATCGTCCAAGACCGGAGAGCGTTATCTGCCGGAGAAAGCCATTAGTGCTTTGAGTCCAGCGGAATATGCGGCAACAACGAAGGCAAAGCGGGCAGGTAAGGCAAAGGGCAAACAGTTTGTTCCACAGCCGCCGAAGGTGGCAAAGAAGGTGGCTAGTTACAGGAAGGTCAAATGACAACGTCAGGAACAGCATCGTTCAACCTAGACCTCAACAATATCGTTGAGGAGGCGTTCGAGCGTTGCGGCAAAGAACTGCGGACAGGTTATGACCTGCGTACAGCCCGTCGCAGTTTAAACCTGCTGACCGTCGAATGGGCAAACCGGGGCGTTAACCTCTGGACGATTGAGCAAGGTTCGATTGCTTTAAACGAAAACCAGTCTGTCTACCCACTGCCTGTGGACACCATCGACCTTCTGGAACACGTTACCCGTACCGGGACAGGGCAGAACCAGCAAGACCTTACGATCACCCGGATCAGTGTTTCTACCTACGCGACCATCCCGAACAAGAACGCCACAGGGCGTCCGATTCAGGTGTGGGTGGATCGTCAATCTGGCGCGACCTATCCTCCGAATGGCAGACCCGCAGGGACAAATACGACCACGGGCGTGGACCATCCGCAAATTTATGTCTGGCCCGCGCCCGACCAGAGCAACTACTACACCTTTGTTTACTGGCGCTTGCGCCGTATTCAGGATGCCGGTAATGGTGTTCAAACGCAGGACATCCCATTCCGATTCCTGAACTGCATGATTGCTGGGCTGGCGTATTACCTTGCTCAGAAGATTGCCCCGGATATGCTGGCAGCTTTGAAGATGCAGTATGACGAACAGTGGAAGTACGCAACTGAGGAGGATCGAGACAAGTCCGCAGTCCGGTTTGTGCCGCGCAGATACTTTATCGAGTAAGGCATGGGAAACAAGTTTGCATCTGGCAAGAACTCGATTGCGGAGTGTGACCGCTGCGCTTTTCGGTTCAAGCTGAAACAGTTAAAACGGCTGATCATCAAGACTAAGAATGTCAACATTCTGGTCTGTCCAGAGTGCTGGGAACCTGATCAACCGCAGTTACAGTTGGGGATGTATCCGGTGGACGATCCTCAAGCGATTCGCAATCCAAGACCGGATTTGAGTTATCGCATATCAGGTTTGAGTGGTTTGCAGTTGGTAAACACCACTGGTCCGAATCAGAACCAGACGGGTACGCCAGAGGGCGGTAGCAGGATTTTCCAGTGGGGGTTTGCTCCCGTTGG